CGCGGGCGGCGAGGGAACGGGGCGAGAAGTCATGAGTAAGACCGCCGCGACGGTGCTTGATGATTGGAAGCTGCCGATCTTCAAGAAACACCTGGACGCGGCTGGCTACAAATATGAGGAACCTATTCCGTTCACCAAGGACGGCAAAACGTTGCTTCTGAAGGTGCACTACGAATGGGTGCATGAGCTGCTACCGATCATCAAGGCGGCGCAACGTGAGTGCGCGACCCTCCGCCATGCCCCGCGCTAAAAAATCCCCACCCCCCGACGGCATGCCCGTCACGGATGCCCGGGGAGCAGAGCGCGAAGCCTTAACGCAGTGGTGGAAAACCCGCGTGCAGGAGATCGAACAAACTTACGAGGAGCGCATCCGAGTGCTTCGCACCGTGGGCGAGCACCCCTCCCCGGTGTTCGCGAAAATCGTGCGCATGGACGGGGCCTTAGGGATGCCAAAAAAACTGCTCGCGATGAAATTGGGGATCAGCGTGGCGACCCTCGTGACGCACTACGGGGATGAGTACGATTTGGGCGCCTCGGAGGTGATCTCCCAGGTCGCGGCGAATATGCTGCGAATTGGTACCTCCATCGCTGATCCGAATAACGCCCGAGTGGGCATGCAGATCCTGGACCGCAGAGGCGGCGAAGAGTGGAAACCTCCCAGCCAAAAGGTGGAGATGAAAACCGATACGGGTTCGGGGCGCCTGATCGACTCCTCGAAACTCACGCCAGAAGAACGCGAGCAACTGCGCGCGATGATCATCCGCCAGCAGAGCGACGCGGAGGAGGTGCCGCTGTTGGAGTCGGACACGGAGAGCGCCGATGCCTGACGGCGCCGATTACCGAGGCCGCCGCGCGCCTTCCGGCGCCCCGCTGCGCCGCCTGCAGGGCGCCGACTATCGGGCGATCCGCTGCGCCTATTGGGCGGGTGTGACGCAGGTGCAACTCGCATCTCGCTATGATGTGAGTCAGTCGCGGATTCATCGGATTGTGTCGAATTTAGATGGGCAGTATGCGGGGCCGCAGCCCGATACCGCCCAGAGGCGCGCTGAACGTCGACCACACATAAGGGCTGCTATAGTGCAGGGATGCCGCTAGACCTCAGTCTCGACGCCCGTTCAATAGATGCGAAAGCGCAGCTCCTCGATTTGGATCGGGTGGACTGCGAGGAAAGCCTTTACGAATTCTACAAAGCGGCGTGGAAGTACATCGACTCAAGCCCCTGGAAAGATTCCTGGGCAATCGATGCGATGGCAGAGCATCTACAAGCGGTGGTCGATGGGCAGATCCGCAGGCTCATCATCAATTGTCCGCCCAGGATAGGCAAGAGTTCCTTATCGAGCGTCGCATTCCCCCCTTGGACGTGGGCGCAGTCTGTGCGCAGTCACACGAGCGGCCCCGGCGTGCCCTTTCTGCACGCATCGTATGCGGATAAATTGAGCTTACGCGATTCGGTCAAGTGCCGTCGCTTGATCGAGTCGGATTGGTTTAAAACGCGATGGGGAGACAGATTTTCCCTGACTTCGGATCAAAACACGAAGAGCCGTTTCTCGAACGATCAGGGCGGCGAGCGCTTGATTACTTCGATCGGATCTGGCGTAACTGGTGAGGGCGGAAATATTATTTTGATCGATGACCCCCAGGCCGCCAATGAGGTGGCCTCGGAGGCGAACATCCAAGAGGTTCTTGACTGGTGGACTTCTGTATTGCCAACACGTCCGAACGATCAAGAATTATCCGCCATCATCGTGATTCAGCAGCGCCTCGCGGAGAATGATCTAACGGGCCATATTTTAGAGACCGAAGCCGATGGCTGGTGTCATCTGTGCCTGCCGGGTAGATATGAGCCAGAGCGATCGTACATCACAACGATAGGGTGGAAAGATCCTCGCAAGGAACCCGGCGAATTATTATGGCCTGAGCGATTCAGTGAGCCGGCGCTCGCACGCCTTGAGAAAACGATGGGCCCTTACATTTTTGCGGGCCAAATCCAGCAGCGGCCTGAGCCGAAAGGCGGCGGCATCATCAAGCGCGCATGGTGGGTTCTCTGGGACAGCGATCAGTGGCCGAAGATGGATTTTATTTTGGCGTGTCTCGATCCCGCCTACACGGAACAAACCGTCAATGATCCGAGTGGCTTGATCGTGTGGGGTGTATTCACGGATGACACAAAGTCTCAGTCGAATAGAATTTTAGATGCTTCGGGGCGTCGGATCGTGGACGTGAAGCGACCGGATGCGGAAGGAGCGCCGAAGATTCTCCTAATGAACGCGTGGGAAGATCGGCTAGAACTTCATGATTTGGTCAAGCGCGTAGCCGAAACATGCACTCATTTCAAGGTCGATTTGCTGCTCATCGAAAACAAAGCCTCGGGCCACAGCGTCTCACAAGAGATTCAGCGCCTGTACTCCAATGAGCGCTATGGCGTGCAGCTTTTCGATCCGAAGAATCAGGATAAATTTGCACGCCTGTACTCCATCCAGCACTTGTTTGCCGAAGGGATTATCTATGCGCCGGATCGCGCCTGGGCCGACAAGGTGATTACGCAAGTCGGCTCCTTCGGCGGCAAGCCCGGACCGAAGCATGATGAATTTGTAGACTGCACCTCGATGGGGCTGCGGCACTTGCGCAATAACGGGCTCATCGTCAGGGCGGCAGAGCGCGCCATAGAAATAGAGGATCAGCGGGCCTATCGCCGCGCTCCCGAACCCCTCTACCCTGTCTGACGGGATTTGAGGTACGATACCAAAATATGCACCCTGTCAAGCCCACGATCTTAAACTCCACCGATTGCATCCCCCGAGTCGATGCCACGGTAGAATTGATCTCGCGGGTGCAGCGACCGTACCTGTTTCGCGTCACCTGCGTCGGCAAACCTCCGCACGTGGCGATACGGCAGTACGAGATCCAGGGCCGCGCCGAGTGGGATGCGGCGAAGCAGGGGATAGACCGATTCGTGCGGGAATTTAGCCGCACGCCATCGATTATTGATTCACTGGCGGTTCTCAGGTGAGTCTGCGCGCCATACCGAAACCGGAAGGATTTGAGTTGCGCGACAGGCGCAGCGATAAAACGAAGGACGCGGCGGCATGGTTGCCTGAAGATGCGCTCTACGATGCGCAGCAGGCGATGTTGGGCGAGATGAAACCCTCGACCGCGATGGTGGTGGCGTGGTTCTATAGCGATGCCGAGGGCAAACAGGCGTTGACATTTCGCCTATATAACCGAACGAGTAACGACGGAGTGGCTTTAGCGGCGATGCTACCGATGAGGATTCAGGGGTGAGCGCCGTCCCCGGCCTCGGCAATGCAAATTTAAGGCTCACCCCGCCGCCGGAAGACCCCGCCGCCTCCCCTGCGCAGATCACGGTCGATATGGATGCCCCGGAAGGCGACATCCCGGATATCGATGAGCGCGGCAATATCCTAAAAATCTCCCACGGCGATGGCTCGGTCTCCATCTCCTTGGATGGCAAGCCCTTAGGGTCCGTGGAGGCCGCGAACGATGGGCCCATTGAGTGGTTTGCGAATCTTATCGATCGAATCGATGCGGATGAACTCTCCGGGATCACCGAGGATCTGCTGCGCGGGGTCGACGATGACCTGCAAAGCCGCCAGGAGTGGATCGAGGATCGGGCGCAAGGGATCAAGCTCTTAGGCCTGAAAATCGAAATCCCGAACGTGCAGGGCGCCTCCGATGGCGCCCCAGTGGAGGGCATGTCCAAGGTCCGCCATCCGCTGTTGCTCGAAGCGGTGCTGCGATTCCAAGCGAACGCACGCTCGGAATTGCTCCCCACCGATGGGCCGGTGAAAATTCGTAACGACAGCGTGGGCGGTGATGGCGAAGGCGCCGTGACCGACCCCGCGCAGCCGCCAATGTTGACTCTTGATCAACTCTCGAATCTGCTCGAACACGAGATGAATCATTACCTGACCGCCGTGGCGACCGAGTACTACCCGGACACGGATCGAATGCTCTTCATGGCGGGCTTCGGCGGGGATGGGTTCAAAAAAGTCTACAAGTGCCCGATCCGCAACCGCCAGGTCTCAGAGTCCGTCGATGCGGATGACTTAATCGTCAATCAATCAGCGACGGATCTAGCGAACGCGCAGCGCATTACGCACCGCTCGATGATGAAGCCCTCCACGGTGAAGCGCCTGCAAATCCTAGGGGTCTACCGGGACACGGATTTAGGGGACGCGGTGTTGCCGCAGCCCGATGCCTTGCAGCAAGAGGAGAAGGCCCAGCAGGGCTTGACGCCCGAAGCATTGCTCTCGCCGCAAAATCGCGAGCGCGAGATTTATGAGGTGTACTGCGAGCTGGATTTGAAGGGCTTCGAGCACAAGCTGAAAGGCAAAATCACAGGCCTTCAAATCCCCTACGTGGTGACGATCGATAAATCCTCGCGCCAAGCGCTCTCTGTCGTGCGCAACTACCGAGAGGATGATCAGGAACTCCCCGTCGCCCGCAAGCGCTTCGTGAAGTATCCCTTTGTGCCGGGCATGGGCTTCTACGGCATTGGACTCTTGCATATCTTGGGCAACACCACGAATGCGGTCACCGCGGCCTGGCGCTTAATGCTCGATAACGGCATGTTCGCAAATTTCCCCGGCTTTTTGATCTCCAAGGCCGGCAGTCGCCAGAATACAAACATCATGCGCGTGCCTCCCGGAGGCGCCGCACAGATTGACACCGCCGGGGGTCCGATCGGCCAGTCCGTGATGCCGCTGCCGTATAACACGGCGCAAATGCCGCCGCTAATGTCCTTGACGCAAGACATGGCTGAGACGGGGCGGCGCATCGGGGGCACCGCGGAAGTCCAGGTCGGAGAAGGAAGAGCCGATGTGCCGGTGGGCACTGTGATGGCGATGATCGATCAGGCGATCAAGGTCATGAATGCGGTGCATAAGCGCATGCACGCGGCGCAGGCGGAGGAATTCCAACTATTGAAGGAACTGATTCGCGAGGACCCGGATGCATTCCTGGCGGCCTGCCATCGAGGCTGCAAGGTCAAGGCCACGCAGCTCGATCGAGCGAACCTGATTCGCGCGCTTGAGAATTGCGATCTCGTGCCCCAGGCGGACCCGAATACTTCCTCGAGCGGTCAGCGCCTCATGAAGGTGATGGCGTTGAAGCAACTGCAACAAGCAAGCCCAAATTTATACGATCCTCTCGCCGTCGATCGCGCCGCCTTAGCGGCCATTGGCTGGCCAAATCCCGAAGAATTTTTCGTTCCGCCCGCAGCGCGCTCGCAACCGCCGCCTCAACTGTTGCAGATGCAGGCGGAGATGAAGAACGAACAGGACGCCGCAAAAGCGAAGATTATCGAGGCGAATGCGCGCGCCACGGAAGCCAAAGCGCGCGCCGCCGACGTGCAAGCGAAGGTGGACTCGAATCACTACGCGCCAAAACCGGAAGCGGGCGTCGCCGCCGCCGCGCCCCCACCGACCGATACACCGGTCGACGAAGCCCTCGCGCAGGCGAAAATGCTCGACGCGCAAACTCACGCCCGCGAGGTCGCGATCAAAGAGCGCGAGGCGGCGACAGAGAATCAGAACCGCGATCAGGACCGATCGGCGAAGGAGAAGGAAACGGCGATTGATTTGGCCAAAGCGGTCATTAGTGCGCCCACCGCCGGGGAGTCGGGCAAGCAGGTGGGCGTGAAGGATGTGGGTAAAAAGGCGGTCGGGATCATCAAGCAGGTCGACAGGGGAATCGGAAGCACTTGAAATATTTACCACTTAAGCCTACATTCGGCCCCACCAGTCATCCGGGATGCCCATGAGCGCACTGTCCGAGCGAGCCCGATCCAGCGCCAAATCCAAGGCCGAACGCCTCACGCGTCCGAATTCCGGCTCGGTTGACGCATCGAATTGGAAAGAACCCACCGACGAACACGGCGACTCCCAAACCGGCATGCGAGTACTCTCCCGGCGCGCGTTTCGCCGAGGCGGCAAGGTCGCAGGACACGCAGGTGCCATGCGCGCGGATCGCAAGCCCCGCAAATCTGGCGGCGCACTCACCGCCGATTCTCTGATCAATCGCAACGTCAAATCAGCGAACGAGGAACGCGAGGGCACCAAGCACATCGGCGGTTTGAAGCGCGGCGGACGCGCTCACAAATTCGCTGGCGGCCCGATGATGGGACGCCCGGGGATGCCAGTCTCGCGCCCCATGCCCGGTGCGCGCCCAATGGTGCGCGCCACTGGCGGCAAGGTCCACAAGGACGAAGCCCAGGACCGGGCGCTGATCCACAAAATGGGCTGCAAGTGCGAGAAGTGCTCAGGAGGCCGCGTGGGTCGCGCCTCAGGAGGCGGCAACTGGATCGCAGGGGCGATCAAGCACCCCGGCGCTCTGCATAAAGAAATGCACGTGCCGGAGGGGAAGAAAATCCCCGAAGCGCGCCTCGCCAAGGCCGCGCACAGCAAGAATTCGAAGTTGGCTGCGCGCGCGCGCCTCGCCGAAACTCTCAAAGGCCTACCCCATAAAGCCTCCGGGGGCGCAATCCCCGATGGCACTCGCCCCGAGGGCGGCCGGTTAGCCCGTCAAGGAGGTGGTCGCGCTCGCAAGGGTATGAACGTCAACATCATCATCGCCCCGGCACAGTCCCCCAAGCCCGCGATGCCACCGCCGGGCGCTCCCATGCCCGGTGGTGGGCCCGTCGGGCTGCATCAGGGCGCGCCACCCCCCGTGATGCCGCCGGGCGCAGGTGCTCCGATGGGTGCGCCGCCCCCTCAGATGCGCAAGCGCGGGGGCCGTGCGTATCCGATCGAATCGGGCGCTGGCGGGGGTTTAGGGCGCTTGGAGAAGATTCAGGCCTACGGGTAAATGCTCACCGCGAACACAGCGTTCGAGACCGAACTCAAGAAACGCATCGATGAAGAAATTGAGCGTATCCGGGATATTTTAACCGAAGGCACGGCGATCAAAGACTACTCGGATTATCGTTTTTTCACCGGCCAAATCATGGCGCTGCGGCGCTGCGCGGATCAGTACTGCGATGAGACGGCTGTCACTATAAGCAAGAGGTAAAGGAATGATGGCTCAGGGACTTCAATCATTAGGCGCTCAGCAATACGCGAACACCCAGGCACAGCAGTGCGTGGTGGAGCAGACGATGGTGCGTAATGCGACGAACCGTATGACGCAGCGCACGGGAGAACTGTCCTCGGCGGTGCTTGATCTTGCCGAGATCATTAATCGCCTCGTTGGCTCCGAGCCGCCTGAGGCCGGAAATAAAGCGGGCCCAGCCCCCGTGCCCAATGGCGATGTTCAGGCGCTGCACGCGGAAATCGATAGCTACGAGCGCACGTTTCTCGCCCTTCAACATCAAATCACTCGATTGCGGAGCGTCTGAATGTCAGTGTCTGCCATCAAAAAGCGCGACGCCACCGTCGACACGAAGCAAGAAATCATTGAAAAAATCGGGGACCTGTCTGGCTATGATTTGGCCCCCGGAGAAGTGCTGGTCGCGATCTATCAGCGCCCCGAGATGACGGCGGGCGGGATCATTCTCCCCAGTTCGAACTTGAAAGAGGATCTCTACCAGGGCAAAGCGCACCTGGTGGTGAAGATCGGGCCGGGGTGCGATTTCTTCGGCCTCGATGTGCAACTGCACGACTGGGTCGTCATTCGCCCGAGCGATGGGTGGGCACTCGATATCAATGCGCGGCCGGATATTTTGGATCGCAAGGACTATGTGCCGTGTCGGCATGTCAAGAGCGCGCACATTCGCGCCAAAATCCCACATCCCGGAATGGTCTGGTAAAAAAATGGCCACCACAGAAGCCGATATCTCCGTCGATTTAGACGCCGCCGACGCCGCGAAAGCCGCAAAGGCAGCCGAAGCGGCCAAGAAAGCCACTCCTGAGCCCGTCATTGAGGTGGTGAAAGCGGATGAGACGCCAAAACCTGCCGATGTGCCCATCCTCACCCCGGATGCGGGCCTAGAGAAGCTCAAAAAGCAGCTCGAAGACGAAAAATCAGCCCGTATCGCCGCCGAGCGGCAAGCCGCGGAGTCTGCCGAGGCCGAACGGCAAGCGCGCACCGAAAATCAAGGCACGCAGCTTGATTTGGTCACGAATGCCATTGCCACGGTGACCCAAGCGAACGATGCCTTGGAGGGCAAGTACGCCGAAGCGCTCGCGGCGCAGGATTTTGCCACCGCCGCGAAGATCAATCGCGAAATGTCGGGCAATTCTGCGAAACTTTTGCAATTAGAGAACGGCAAAGCGGCGCTTGAGAAGGCTCCGAAGCCCCAGATTCGTGTCGCAGCGGACCCGGTGGAGAAATTCGCGAGCCAGTTATCCCCGCGCTCGGCCGCCTGGGTGCGCCAGAACCCGGAATTCGTGCGAAACCCGACTAAGAACGCCGAAATGCTCGCCGCGCATCAGTTGGCGATTGCGCGCGGGCTCAAGGCGGATACGGATGAGTATTTCACCTCCATCGAGCGCACGCTCGATTTAGCGAAACCTGTCATCGTGCGCACCGAGGCTGATCCGGCCGATGATCCGATGGCCGATGCCGCGCAGCCCTCTGCCGCCCCGTCGCGCAAGGCACCCCCGGCCGCCGCGCCAGTGTCTCGCTCCGGTAACGGCACGGGCTCCCGCTCGAATGTGTATCGGGCGAGCGCGGCGGAGATCGAAGCGGCGGAGTTCTCCGGCATGACGGTTGAGGACTACATCCGCAATCGCGAGGCGTTGAAGAAAGAGGGGAAATTGAATTGAGTGCCTATTTGTGGCCCGCGTCATTCCAGCGCGGGATGGGTATTAGTCGGCGAGTCGCCCATCTCTGGAAAGTAACCCCGACCGCCGGCGGCATTTTGGCTCTCCACAGCCCTTCCTTGAATGCGCGGCCGGCCACTTTAACTGTTGGAGAATTCTCATGAGCACCCCCCAGTCCTCCCCCACTGTCGCCACCGCCCGCGATCTCGATGACCCGAAAGCGCGCGCCGCACGCCGCGCCGCAGAGCTTCGCGAGCATGGCGGGGCGCTCGATGATGAGACGGATAAGTTTTTCTTCGATCGCGCGATCATCCCCGACGGCTGGGACTACGAGTGGAAAGCCTGGACGGTGTTGGGCAAAGAGGACCCCGGCTACCAGGTCACTCTCGCGCAGCGCGGCTGGGAAGCGGTGCCCGCCTACCGGCACCCGGAGATGATGCCGACAGGCTATAAGGGCGCAACCATTGATCGTGAAGGGCAGCGGCTGATGGAGCGTCCTCTTGAAATCACTAACGAATCCAAGGCGCGCGAGTTGCGCAAAGCGCGCTCCCAGGTGCAGCAAAAAGAAGCGCAGATCAAAGGCGCGCCCGCCGGGGATAATTCACCCTTTGACACTACGAATAAGGGCGCGCCGCTGAATAATATTCGCCGATCCTATGAGGCGATGCCGATTCCGAAATGAACGCGCGCGTCGAATAGTTGTTGACGCGCTGATTTTTTTGTGTAATTAATTCAACCTATCTCCTGGACCCGGTGTTCAGGCTTCGATTTAGAGTTTTTTCAGGTCACTCTCGCGCCCGGTGCTGCTAGACGACCCTCGACAGAGGTTCCGTCTATGGCCAGCAACACTTCTGCCCCTTTCGGATTTGCGCAACGCGCAGGTACCGGCAGTTCGCCCACGTTCGAACTTTCCGAAGCCCTGGTCGCCTACGCTACCGTCAACATCTTCCAGAACGATCCGGTATTTCGCCTCTCCGACGGCACGGTCGCAGGCATCACCACCGGTCCCGGTCCCGGCACGCAGGCGATCGCGGGCATCTTCGACGGCTGCCATTACCTGTCGGTCGCCAATAAGCGCACCATCTGGTCGAACTACTGGCCCGGCTCCGATGTGGCGAGCGGCAACAACGTCACCGCCTATATCGTGAATGACCCGAACGCCCAGTTCGTCGCGCAAGTCGGCGGCTCTACCTCGGTCGGTCTCGTGCAAGCGAACATCGGCTCGAACGTGCAGTTCGCCTACGGCACCGGCAACACCGCGAACGGCATCTCCGGCGCCTACATCGACATCTCGGTCACCCCGGCGGTGACCTCCACGTTTCCCTTCCGCGTGAACGGGCTGCTCACCAGCCCACCCGGCGCTCCGGGCACTGCCGCAGGACAGTACAACTTGGCCATCGTCGCGTTCAACAACGTCGAAACCAAGGCCCTCACGGCGCCCTTCTAGGAGTAATGACACATGGCCGTTAATCTTGCCGCAATCAAAGACCTGCTCCTGCCGGGGCTGCGCGGAATCATTGGAAAATACGAACAAATACCAAGCCAATATGACAAGGTATTCACCAGGTTCGACTCCAAACTCGCGCTCGAACGCACCGCCGAGATGCGCTACCTGGCGCTGGCGCAGCTGAAAACCGAAGGCGGCCAGACCCAGTTCGACAACCAGGCGGGCGAGCGCTATGTGTACAACCAGGAGCACATGGAGATTGGCTTGGGGTACGCGATCACCCGCAAGGCGATCGATGACAACCTCTACAAGACGCAGTTTCACCCCGCCAATCTAGGGCTCACCGAATCCTTCCACCAAACGAAGGAGATCTATGCGGCGAATGTGCTGAACACGGCGACCACCTACAATGCGCTCGTCGGCGGCGATGGCGTGGCGCTCTGTTCCACCGCCCACCCGATCGATGGCCAGACGATCGCCAACACGCCCACGACCCAAGTGGACTTGAATGAGGCGACGTTGCTCAATTCGATGATCTCTATCCGCACGAACTTCCGCGACCAGGCGGGATTGAAGATGTTCGCGCGCGGTCGGAAGTTGATCGTGCCGCCGCAGTTGGAACCGGTCGCGATTCGCTTGACGAAAACCGAGCTTCGCCCCGGCACCGCGGACAACGATGTGAACGCGATCCTCTCCACCGCAGGCGGCATCCCGGAGGGGTACATGGTCATGGACTTCTTGACCTCATCGTACGCCTGGTTCTTGCTCACCAACATCGCGGGCTTGGCGTACATGCGGCGCATTGCGTTCGAGACTGACATGCAGGTGGACTTCGTGACGGACAATTTGCTTGTCAAAGCGTATGAAAGGTACAGTCTAAATTACTTCGGGTGGCGCGCAATTTTTGGAAATTTTCCGACTTCGTAGTACGATCTACCGGTCGTTAAATAACCAGGAAATTACTGTGAAAAAGATCCAGTCCATCACCCAAGAAAGATTGAAAGAGGTTCTATCTTACGACCCGAATAC